GGGCGTAGATTATTGCTGGATCGAGGAGGGCAATCGCGTCAGTGAGAACTCTTGGAGAACTTTGATACCAAGCATTAGAAAGCCTGGTTCAGAAATATGGATCAGTTTTAACCCAGAGCTAAAGTCTGACCCAGCTTACCAGCGGTTTGTGGAGCATCCACCAGAGAACGCGATGGTGAAGAAGGTTAGCTATAGGGACAACCCATACTTTGATCAGACAACTTTGCCTGAAGAGATGCAGAACCTAAAAGATTCAAACGAAGAAGAATATCTGCACGTCTATGAAGGTGAGCTAAAGCAGTTTAGTGATGGCTCGATCTACCAGAAGCAACTGAAAGACGCGAGAGCAGAGGGCAGGGTTTGCTGGATGCCAGTGGAGTCTGTACCTGTAAATACTTTTTGGGATCTTGGAAGATCAGACAGTACGGCAATCTGGTTCCATCAGCACATCGGCAAAGAACATAGGTTTATCGACTACTACGAACACCGTCTTGTTGATCTGGATCATTACGCGAAGGTCTTGAAGGACAAAGGTTATCTCTACGGTACTCACTTCTTGCCTCACGATGTTGAGGTTAAGACGCTAGGTTCAAACAACAGAAGCCGTAGAGAGATCATGGAAGGCATGGGAGTTGATCCCATTACAACTGTGCCACGGATCAGCAGCGTCGAGGATGGCATTGCGATGGTCAGGGATGTGTTCAAGAGCTGCTGGTTCCACGAAAAGAACTGCGCTGAGGGGCTAGACGCTCTGGCTAACTATCAATATCAATACGACGACTCTTATCAGACGTTCAGAAAAGTCCCATTACACAATTGGGCATCAAACGGATCGGATGCATTTAGGATGTTTGCCCAAGGATACGAGGATGACATTGTGAGTCCCAACCTAGAATTTGCGAGCGAGTGGTAATGGAAAAAAGATCAAAAAAAGATCAAGAGAAGATTATCACTGAGGCTCTGGATCGGTTTGAAACTGCGGCTGATAGCTGGTCAGAAATCTATGATCAATCAATATCAGACGTAAAGTTTGTCGATGATGATGACGGTCAGTGGGAGGATTCTGCAAGAGAATCAAGGCGCAATCGTCCTTGCCTGACGTTTGACAAGCTCAGTAGTTCAGTTGACAGGGTGGTTGGTGGACAGTTGGCTAACATGCCCAGCGTGAAGGTCAGGGCGGCTGAGGAGGGCGACGAGGCCATTGCAGAGGTTTACCAAGGATTAATACAACAGATCGACCAGCGCGGCCTACAAGCGTTCAAAACGGCGTTTAAGTTCGCGGTCAAAGGCGGTTTCGGCTGCGTATTAGTTGATCACGACTACATTGATGACGTTAGCTTAGATCAGGACATTATGGTCAGGGAGATCAAGAACCCGTTTAGCGTTTTGATCGACCCGATTATTCAGGCGCAGCATGTTCAAGAAGCCAGGTTTGGTTTTCTCTTCGAGGATATGGAGCGCAAAGAGTTTGAGAGGATGTATCCCGATGCTGAGTCATCTGGGAGCGACTCCGACTTTGATAGCGTTGGCAACTTCGCCAGTTGGGTAAGCGATGACTCAGTGCGTGTTGCAGACTACTTTCGGATAGTGAACGAAGAACAGACGCTGGTTCAACTGTCAGACGGTCGCGTTGTAGACCTCAAGGAAATTGAGCCTGTCAGGGACGAGTTGAACCAGATGGGTATTACCCTGGGCAAGACAAGAAAGGTTCAGGGACGCAAGTTAGAACGGTTTAAAATCACTGGCCTGGAAGTGCTTGAAGAGGTCGAGTGCGTTGGCAGGTTTATCCCGATCATTCCTATGTTCGGCAAGACCAGCAACATCAACGGGCGGTATATCACCAGAGGGCTGGTACGCAAAGCGAAGGACGCTCAGAGGCTTTACAACTACTCGCGAAGCGTAGCGGTCGAGGTGACTGGACTAACGCCCAAACAGCCTTACTTTGTTACTCCTGCGATGATCAAAGGGCATGAATCACGCTGGAAGAACATGATGGTCAGCAATGATCCCGTCATGATGTTCAACTTTGACAACGGGCAAAAGCCTTTTCGAGAGCAACCCGCGCAAGGTTCACCAGGGCTGATGCAGGACGCGCAGATAGCTGCAGAGGATATTAAAAGCACGACAGGTATCTTCGACGCCAACATGGGCGCTCAAGGCAATGAAACGTCCGGTGTAGCGATACGTGGCAGACAGTTCCAGGGGGAGATGGCGAACTTTGAGTTCCAGGACCAGTTGGTTGACTCGCTGGAGTTATCTGGCAGGGTGATCATCGACATGATCCCGTGGGTGTACGACACCGAGCGAACGATTCGAATCATTGGTGAGGACGAGCGGGAAGAGGTCATCACAGTCAATAAAACGCTCATGGATGGATCGACCGGAGAGTTTGTCAAGACGATGGATTTGACGATCGGGAACTATGACATAAAAGTTTCTTCAGGGCCGTCATTTACCACCAGGAAACAGGAAACGGCTGAACAGTTGTCGGGCATCATCGCGCAGAATCCAGCGATGTCTGAGCTTGTCGGGGATGTCTTGTTCCAAAACCTCGATCTTGTCGGTGGTGATGAGGTCATCAAGAGGCTGAGAAGTGCTGGCGTTAAGTCTGGGGTCATCGAACCGAATGAAGAAGAAGCGGCAGCGATGCAGGGGCAGATACAGCAGCAGCAGCAAATTGAAGCTCAGGCAGCACAATTAGAGCTGGCGCTGAAACAGGCAGAGGTTGTCACTGAGCAAGCAGAAGCCAAAGAACGTGAATCCAAGGCGATGTTGAACACAGTGAAGTCAGCCGTAGAACAGTTAAATCTGGCTGAAGCGCAGTCAGACCTTGAGTCAAAACAAATTGCACAGATGAGATTACGCCAGAGCGTTGGTCTACCAATCGTATAGGAGGCTTTTATGCCGATAGTTGATGGAAAGAAATACCCTTACACCCCAGCAGGGAAAGTGGCGGCTAACAAAGCCAAAGTTGTAAAGAAATCAAAACCCAAAAAAGGCGGGTATGACAAATGAACATGCAAACAAGACCCCCAGTTGAAGACATGCTTATGTCGCGCCGTGAGACTCCTGGCACCGGCACTGGTGGAGCGCAAGCTCTGGTCAACCAAATGGGACCGCGACCAAACATGGCGCTGCCTAACTCTACCCCGCAGACCGGAATGCCTCAGATGCCCAACAGTCGCCAGTTGGTGACGGGTAAGGATGGCAAAAAGTACCAGGTGGTCATAGACCCCAAGACGGGATTGCAGACGTTCATTCCGTACCGTGAACCGCAGCGTCAGGCAGCGCCGCAAGGTATGCCAGGAGCAATGCCGCAGCGCCCTCAGATGGGGCAAGGCCAGCCAGGTGGCGCTCCGCAGGGCGGTGGAGAGTTGATGAACAGGCTGAAGGGGTTGTTGTCAGCGCGTGGCTAATCAGCTTGAAAATCTTTTAAGGCTGAACCGTACACCGGAAATGCCCAGAGGCAGCAATCAACTCGCAGGAGTTGTTGAACCAGCAATGACAGCGGGGTCAAACATCCTCGCAGAGATTCCAGCCTACGCAGCAGGGATGACAGAATTAAACCAGACCGGACTACCCAGCGAGGGATTGAGGCGCTTTGAGGAAGTCTCTGAGATGCTGACGTACAGCCCCAGGACGATGGAAGGGCAAGCAGGGTTACAGTCTCTGACCAACGGTGTGATGAAGGTCATGGACACGCTTGGCGTTGATGAGGCGATTAACTACCTCAACAACACAATCGTGCCTAACCTGCAAAGAACCTTTGGCGAAGAAGGTGCGCGAGAGATTGGCTCAAGCGTGATGATGGCGTTGCCGTTTGTGCGAAAGGTTCCTGGGCTGTCAATAAAAACTGTTGGCGGTTTTGATAAAAGATTTGACCCAAGGATAAACGAAAGACAAAAGCTAGAAGCTATGTCTCCGGTTGTAGACCTAAGAGATGTTGATATTGCAGAGGTGGACATAACAGATTTAGTCGGCCTACCATTCTTGACATCAATGTCTGATAGAACAAGAGCCGGTGCCAATTTGATTGGGATAAATGATGTTGAATTCGATGTTCCTGTAAATCTTCAAGGGGGGCAAGACTATATGTTTGAAAACCCTGGGCAAGTTTGGGCCTCTGCGAAAGCCCCCTCGTCAAAGATTTTAAAAGAAGCAAAACAAATAAAAGAAACTACAGGACAAGACCCCTTGCTTTTGCCGTGGCGCATGGCTCCAACAGGTGGAGATTTCGCAACCATGACAGGCGAAACAATGTTGAAGTACGCTTCTGCCGCAATGCCTAAAGGAGCAAAAAGATCACTTAACGCTAGATTGAAAAAAATGATCCCTGGGTGGGGTGGTGTAGATTCTCCTGAGTCGATAGAACAATTTAGGTCTTTGCCTGACAAAACAAGAAAACTTGTAAAGCAGATGATGGACGTAGAGTTTAGAGATCGAGGAGGAATAGGGGTTGGAGAAGCTAGGCTTGCTGTTGCAGACCCAGATCAAATAAACGCAGTAGATCAAGGAATCATGAATGTTGGCAGAATATTTGCTGATGAAGATTTAATTACAACTTCTGGACATGCAGCATACAGCCACGGAGTCCCAGGCGCTGGTGTCGGAAGAATCACTAATCTAAAAGACGGCGCAACAATTTTTGATTTAGTTCCAGAAGTTATGTCAAAGCAAAATCCTCGCAGGGCGATGGAGATGAAGCCATATTCTGGCGTACTGACTGAAGAATTAATTTCTCAAG